CTGCTATGTACGCTGCATCTATTTCATTCATAATTGTGTAGAAATAATAATTGTCATCATCATTAAAAAAATAATTATTTTAATTGGAAAACGTGGCAACACTATTTCTTAACCTCCCATTCTGGTTTAAGTATTAAAGGTTCTTCTTGCATGTATCCATTATGTTTAAGTTGTTTTTTTAAAAAATGAATTTCTGCTCCGGCTCTTTTGCAAACGCCTTTTAAGAAATCTTTTTTACCTTCTAGTTCTTCAACTCTTTCATTAAGTTCAAGTATTTCTCGCCTCTCGCTGCTCAGTTCTCCCTGCGAGTTACAGGTAACGCATTGGAGTACAATAGTCTCTCTACCTTCCTCTATTGTAGCACTAATGTATCCGTTTCCTTTGCATTTAGGGCAGATACTATTTTTTTCCATTAGTCTTTTTAGTTTTTTCGTCTACTAATAATTTAACTACCTGAGCTCTAGATATTTTTATATTATCAGGAACTAATAAAGTTTGTAGTTTTCCTAGTTTTTTATAACAGTCGTGATCGACTGCTACGCTTTTATATTTGCTTATATCCGTCATTTGATATACCTTTCATGTTATATTGTTTTCAAATAATATAGGATTATTATATAATTTTACAAGGGTGTCAATGATTAAATATATTTTAATGATGTATGTATGTAGTGGTGTAAGTGGTCAATGCTTGCCTTTAGCCACTCCTTTAACGGAATTTGATAGTTACAGGGGATGCAACCTGTTTGGACACCATTATGCAGTAAAAATAACAGACGGTATGGTTTCAGGAGATGCTGAAAAATACTACTTACATATAAGATTTTCTTGCAACCCTGGCGAAACTACTTAACGACAAATACATCCGTAAAAATGTCCAGTGCCATCATTCATTACATGAACATTTATTGGATAATCGTAATACGTAGTTAAGTATAAACGTAGTATGTCACATAGATCAAAGCAATCTACGTCTTCCAATAATGATATACCCTCCATCATCTCCTTTGTGACAGCTACTAACTGATACAATTCGTTGTTGTTTAAAAGTATCAAATCCATTTGCCCATTCCTTTACTTTCTCGTGCCATTGCCTTTTAAGCTCTGGGTCTTTTGTTTTTTTGTACTCGATCGCTATCTTGTCTATCTGTTCTAGCGTAGTCATTTACTTTTTTACCCCACAATAAAATAGCTCTTAACCCTGGAGCTGATAATTCCATATCTACTCCGTATGGTTTCCAAGCTTTTTTAACTAAGTTTAATTCTAATAATAAATTAGTCCATTGTTTCGTTGTAATATTATTTACTTTTATTTTTATATTTTTCTCTTTCATAAATTAAAACTATGATAGTTTTAAAACATTGTCAACGTCCTTGGCCCTTGTAGCGCGTCAGTTTTTTTTGACGTTTCTCGTGTTTGTTAAGATTTTTTTTGTGTTTTCCTGGGCCTCTTTTTTTAGGGGGATCACGAGGTATGAAGTGTGTAAATTTTTGTTTAGCCAAAACTAACCCTTAAGCTTCAATTCTGGAATAATTTCTATATTAGTTACTACAGGAATATAGCTAATTTTACCGTTAATTTTCTGTTCTAGTTTATGGTCGCAACGCGTGCATTGAAAAATATCTGAACTAATAGATATTAGTATAGTATCTTCATCACATTCAGGACAAAGACCATTAACTATTTCAGTTTTAAAGTGAATAGTTTTATTAGACATTATTTAAAAATAATAATAGCGATTATAGCAACAATCACTAGTATTCTAAATTCCGGACCCGGACTATTTAAATACTTACTAATTTTATCTTTTATTTTATTAAACATAACTTAATTATTACACTAAATCTTTTGCTTTGCCAATGATAGGTTTATATTTTGTTTTACCACTTTCTTTATAAGCTCTTAAAAACGCTGCACGTCTTCCTTCAGGTATCCAGCTTGCATGTATCCATCCCGAATTAGGTTCTCCGGGTGTGTAGTATTCGAGAATCATTTGATCAAACTCAAGGTTTTTATATATCCAGTCAGCTACTTCAGCATTGTCAATTCCAACACATTCAAAATCAGCCGCCTCAGCTTTTGCATGTTGGCTATTGATTGAGCTGCCGATGGCAACACACAACTCAGGCGAACGGTAACCCGAAGTTACCTTTACTCTACCAAAATGGTCACGCACTGGTTGTAAAATATTTTCACACAATCCTTTTAATTTTTCTATTTGACCTGCGTTTGGATTATTGTTGATATCCCTACGTATTGCAGTATCGCTTTTAATTAATTCTATAAGGGTAAAGTTTCTACTTAAATTCATTATTCTAATATTAATTTTTTAATTGATTTTGATCCGTCTACGTTAGACTCAAGTTCAGCCATCGACTTGATACATTGGTAAATAATATTGTCTTTTGTATTCGTTCTCATTGCAACTCTCTTCCCTTTAAGGCACATTGACATTGAAGGTTTACCTGACTCAGGATCAATTTGTATTCTATGTTCCTTAATCTCTCCATCTATAATCATAAGTAGGGCTACAATCAACTCTGTCATAATATTTTACCTTTGTTTTCACCTTGCTTAACAACGTATTTTTGTGTACCATATTTGCCGGTTTCTACTTCTTTTTTTAAATCTTTTGCTAGACTCGCAGCTTTATTTTCTTTGTTTATTTGTGCGATATGATCTAATACTTTTTTAGTGATTCGTCCCGTTGCCATTTGCTCTTACCTTATCTTTTAATACTTCTACATCAACTAATAACTTTTCAGTTTGTTTCTGTATAAATTGTATGTTAACTTTATTATGCATCATATCCTCGATCCGTGTTTCAATTTGCTCGACACTTTTATAAAGATCTTCGAGTAAAAAATGTTGCTCTTGGTCCACGGGCACTTGTTCACTTTTTTTAAGTAAATCATTTTCAAATAATTCTCTTGATGTCTCTAACGAAACCAACCTCGAAGTCAGCTCTGTATATCCGAGCACGCCCATCGCGACGAGCACGATCAGGCTAGCAACCGTCTTCATCGGCATCTGTACGCGTGCCTCTTCTCCGATGTTTAATGGTTTATTAGTAGGCATTTGGGCCCCCACATAAAGCTAAAAGAAGAAAACCCAGGATCAGACAACCTGTAAAATAATAATTCATCGTACAACTCTCCATTATTTTTCATTCTCGTAAGTCATGTCAGTAGCATGATCTTTTTCTTTTTTATATACTCTTTTACAAGTACAAGTTTCACAAACACAAAGACCATATTCATCACCGTGAAGATCTCCATTGCAATGACACTCATGGTTACAAATTTTACATTTAATCATTTTTTTCCTCAATCTCGTAAAAGAAGTTATCAGTATCTTCAGTTCTCCATTTTCCTGAATCTTCTACATTCCACTCATTAGTTTGCACTTTCCAATCAGGAATACTATCCTTTACCGTAAAAGAAGGTAAATCCCATATACATCTATTGTTTGGTTGTGCTGCAAAATTACCATCATCTAAGGCAATTATGTGAGCGCACTTATGTTCGTGCGGTATTTCCGAATGATCGGTGTCTAGTATATTAGCATCTGGATGAGCCCAGTCAACAGTAAATAAATAAGAACCGTAGTGTTTCTTTTTATCTTTACCAAAATAATAACCGGAAGCAGCGCTTAAAATAGACCAATGAGTGACAGTAGGATAATAAGAAAAACAATTCCAAAGCTCCAATTCATCAAGTCTTCTTGTGGGCACTCTGGATGGTTCAAATCCCTTTTGAATAAACGCGCTAATTGGTAAGCGATAAAATATTGCACCGTTTTCCATAAGAGCATGGAATAATATAGCACGACCTCCCATACTTGTAATGCCAAAGATAATACAATCTTCAACTTCTCCATGATGTTTTTTACAGTCATATAAATATTCTCTCCTTACTTGAGCATAAGTTGGTGGTATGTTTGCATTTAAATAAGCCATAATAAATTTGCTAAAATAAATCCAGCTAAGAATCCTACTATATATTCTCTATAATATAAAGAGAACACTTTCCATTTTTCTATTATTTTATGTCGCCCCAACTTGGCCCCTTTTCAAAATCAACTTTGTTTTTAACTTTTAATTCAATTGCATCTTGCATAATTTCAACTATTTTTTTACCCTGCACATTGTCTTCAATTGATATATCCAACTCATCATGTACTTGTATATGAGGAACAATACCTTCTTCATATAAATCTAACATAGCTTGTTTAGTCATATCTGCTGCAGAACCTTGTATCAATTTATTTAATGCTTTATATGTGTATGCTCTTCTGATAGAATTTTCACCAAATTTTTTTGCAGCTTCTTCCCACGTCATAGGAGGTGTTAATACTCCAGGTCTATAAGCAGCTTCTTCCCATTTATCAAATCTACATACTCTACCACCTATAGTTTGAATTTCTCCAAGTCTTTGAGCATCACGAGAAGTCCAATCCATTAATGATTTTACAAAAGGAACACTGCTGTGATATTTTTCAAAAAGTTTTTCAGCCTCGTCCCTCGTCTCTAGATTCAATGACGCTTGTAATTTAGCTTTACCCATACCATAGAACAAACCCAAGTTAATAGTCTTAGCTTGTTTTCTCTCTATGTTGGCCATGTTTGCAACCATCTTATGGAAATCCATTTTAGGATCTTGATTAAAAGATCTAACCATTTTTTGCACAGATTCATCACCGCTAATAATATCATTATCAGCTGCGTAATGTACAACTAGTCTTGGTTCTTGTTGACTATAATCAAAACACCCCCAATCACAGCCTTCTTCAGGAATAAACAAACCCCTAACTGCTGGTCCTAGTAAATCATCTCTTGAAGGAATCTGTTGCAAGTTTGGATTTGAATAAGAAAACCTACCTGTAATAGTTCCACCCGCATCTGATCTTAATTGATTGATATCTGCATGTATTCTACCTTTATGTTCGTATCTTATAATTGTATCTATAAATGTTGTGTGAGTTTTATTTAATTCTCTTGCTTCAGCTATTCTTTTTACTACTTCATTTTCGTGAGTGGATAGTATATTCTTTGTAAATGATGGTGCACCAGTTTTTTCAGTACGCTTATAATCTAATCCTTGATGGTCAAAAACTTTGGCGATTGATCGTGCTGCCCATATTTGAACATCTACTCCTGTTATTTTTTTCACTTCTGATAGTAATGATTTTTCTCTTGTTTCTAGTACATGTTTCAATCTATGAGCTTTATCTATATCTACGCGAACGCCTTGAAAACGCATATCAACTAAACAACGGAAAAGATTAACTTCAAGATCAAATATTTTTTTAAGACCTTGTTGTCTTATTTGTGAAGAAAATTTTTTAAAAAGTTTTAATGTAAGTTCTGCATCTTTTTCAGCATACCCACCAACCATAGACGCAGGAAGTTTATACATTTCTGATTTTGCATCTATGCCTTTTTTATCTGCTGCATCTTGTAAAGCTTTTTCTGATTTAACTTCCCCTAATTCTAAATAAGATAATGAATTCAATGAGTAATACATTCTATTTTCATTTAAAATTGCGGCCATAATCATAGTATCAACTATGATTCCATTTATGTTAACACCATAGGCATTTATCCAACAAACATCGTACATTGCATTGTGAAATATTTTAGGGCAAGGTAAAGCACAAACGTCTTTTAACCATTTTATTACAGCTTCTTTAGAAAAAAAATTATCTTGTTCGTGACCAAAAGAATAATAACCTGACCAACCTTCTACAGCTACAGCTACTCCAATTATTTCACCATCACCAACAATAGAGCCAGATCCTTTTTTCTTTAGTCCAGGATCTCTTGTTTCTAAGTCAATAGCAATATATGGATAAGAACTTAAATCTTTAAATTCTTGGGGAGAGTTCCATATAGGTATATCGTCAAACATTAACTATAATCTCTTTCTTTAATCATCTCTAAATAATGTATTGCTTTATCTATATCTTCTACTCCTCCTTTTAAGTGATGTCTACAAATATATTTAATTGCATTGCCCTCAGCAAATAATAATTTGTTTTCATTAACAAACACTGAAGGCTGTATTTTCATATACATATAATGTGTTCCCGAAACTTGTTTTAAATATGGATTTTCTTTTTTAGATGTCATAACTATATGGTGTCTCCGGTTGTAAGATAAACAATCTTTGTTTAGCTCTGGTTGTCCCAACAAAAAACAATCTATGTGTTTCGTCAGGTTTTTTTTCGTATTGTTCATAAAGAAAACTTGCAGCTGCTTCATGACCAAAATCAGAAAACAAAATTACATTTTCACACTCTCTACCTTTAGATTGATGTATAGTTGTAATTTCTATTCTTGAATCTTGCATTAAATCATCACCATGTTTTATAAGATGATTCATGTAATCCTTTACTTCATCAGAAAAATCCAATTGTTCCCAGTCGCCCGCTACTAGAAGCCCGTGATTATTTTTTAGTTCTTCTAAATCTACACTATATAAATTTTGAAAACTCTTACCGCTCGAAAAACCGCGTTCTATATGGCCTTTTTTAACCTTTAAAAATGAGTACATAACTTTAATATCTTTAGTGTCTACACTTGCACCTTTGTTTAAATTAATCCAAGTTCTATATGCTCTTAAATTATCTTTAGGTAAATGCTCTGAAGATTTAGAATCGTATCTATAACCTTTGTGATACAAATGATCTGCAGCTAACATAGCTAGTTTGTTAGTCTTACCTAAGATCATCCAGTTCTGTTTAGTAAAATCTATGTCTTCAATTCTAACATTTCTATGTACTTCACCTTGTTCATCTCTAGGTTCCCATTTTTTTTCTCTTCGAGTCCCTATTCTATTTAAAATATCTGTTGCAATTTCATGAACAAGTTTTGGAACTCTTCTTGATTTAACTTGTGCATCTATCTCACCTTCTAAGTTAATAAATATATTTGGTTCTGCGCCTTGAAAACCATAAATAGTTTGATCATCATCACCTGCTATGTAAGAACGTTTACTTTTCTTTTCAATTGCATCAAACATTTCCCATTGAAGAGGGTTTAAGTCTTGAGCTTCATCTAAAAATACAACATCAGAAGAAAAGAAAGTATCATCTGTATTAATTCTTTCTATAAATTTAGTTATCATGTCGTGAAACTCTATCATCCCTGTAGCTTCTTTGTATTTTTTTAATGAAACATGTATTTGATGTGCAAGATCAATATTATTCCAGGCTATGTAACCACATTGAACAGCAGCCTCTTCTAAAGTTATTTTTTTAGATATAGAATAATTTCTAACTTGAAGTATTGGATCCTCGTATCTTGTTTGTCCAGAAAATTCATCTAATGTAGACTTAACATTTAATGCTTTAGCTCTTGGTTCATATAATTTAAATTGATTCCATTGGCTAACACCTTTAATTAATTTATCTTTTGTATTTATTTTAGTTTCTTGAGCACCCATAGCGTGCATAGTAGATACATATTTTAATTTTATATCTGGAAACAATTCAGTTATTCTTTCTTCTGCTTCTCTTGCTGCAGCTTTACTAAATGTAATATAAATAATTTTTTTAGGATCAGTTTTATTTTCTGATATTTCTTTTTTCATATAATGATTTAATAATCTATATGTTTTACCGGTCCCTGGAGGACCTGGTATTATGATTCTTTTTGCCATGCTGGTTTTCCTATCTTTCTTTCTGTTGGTTCGGGTCTATCTAAATTTAATCTAGGTATTTTTAAACATCTAACAGTCTTAGTGTTTATTTTGGGATAATCTATTTTAGCTTCAAGGTTTGTCTGTAGTAGCCGCATCACCTTGTTTTTATTCATGTTTTTATCAGACCATTTAATCCTTACTAGATATTTCCAAAAATTATCAAACTTAAAATAAGCTGTGTTTGTGTCATCTTCTATATAAGCAATACCTCTCAATATATCTTTAATCTCTTTTCCAGGAGTTTTGTTGATAAAATCAGCTAAAGCTTCTTGCAATTGAATTCCAGTTTTTAAATCGTCTGGTGCTTTATCATCAGTTAATTCTATGTTTTCTAAAAGTTTAATTAACATTTTTCTCCACATTAATTTAGACGTAGGCATTAAAGGAGTTCCTATTTGTTCTAAACACGCTACAGAAAACGCATCAGGTTCATGTAATGTTTTAGAATCTACCTCAACTGTAGAACCATCTATCTCACAAAAATATACAGGTGGATCAGAGTCGTATTTTCTAATTGATGATATTGTTACGGCAGGTGTATCATCACCTACACCAAATTCTTTTGTAGAACATATTTTAGAATCACAATAAGGTTCAATAGGTTGTTCTTTACATTTATACCTATAATCTTTTCTACATACAGAATCTTTAGTAGTTTCTAATTCAGAACTACCCATAGGTGGTACAAAGTATTTATTGTTATAAGAATCCATTTTATTTCTCCACGTGCTTTCATCTGGATAACGTTTTTTTAAATACACACCAACGTTGTACATGGCATCATTTCTTTGTCCTTCAAAAACTTTAAGTCCTAGTAATGTGACTAAGCAAGGAGGCATTCCTTTAAAATCATCATCTTCTTTTTTAGCAACAATTTCAAATTGATTAAGTTCTTTTAAAGTTAACTTAATTTTTTCGTAATGATCAAAAAAATCGTTTAATTCTAGTAATGGATTACCGTTTAAATCATGTGCATATCTAACTGTATTTTGCATATTATGGTAAGGTAAGTTTAAAAAACTACCAAAGTCACCACGTTCAATTTTAATACTTATTTGTTTTGGAAAAATTTCTGCTTTAGATAAACCAAGATCAGCTGCCATAGACTTTAATTTTTTTCGCATAAGTTCTGCTGAAACCGGTTCACTTGTAAATAAAAACAAATGAGCACCACCAGATTTAGATCTAAAAACTGTTAGTGGAAATTGTTTTGATTTTAAATCAAGTGATATTTTTTTGTGATCTAGTGGGTAAGTATCCCAGTCAATACATCCCCACGTACATGTACTGTCTTCTCTAATAGGTATAATACCTAGTGCAGGGTCAGAGCCATCTAAATGTGCTTGCCATAAATCATCAGTAGGAACTTTTTTAACTGTAAAAGATTTTGTTTTATGTTTACCTTTTTCAGATATTTCGTTCGTCTTGATAGTTTGGCCATAGGCCACATTTAACCCTTCAAATATTTTTTTAAATCTTTCTATCATATGTTTGTATGGGCGCTTCCAGTCTCCCTTTAGCGCCCACTATTCACACTATTTACCGGCGAATGAGCTGTGAAACTGTTTCGCTCTCTCGTACAATTTAGGATCATTAACCATGTCACCTTTAGTAACATTAAATCCATACCATTGATTACCTTTACCAGAGTTCAATACAGAACTTAGGTGGTATTTATGGCTGTAAGAAGCAGGAGTAAATGATCCATTCTTGCCTTCAAGAGTTATTGAAGCCATCATAGAATTCCATTTTCTGCTAACCTTACCTTGAGAAGAACTCATAGATATAAGAGCAGGTTCAGTGTTAGTACCATTAAGTATTAATACATAATGTTGACCAACAGTTAAGATATAATGACCATTGTCAAGTCTATCTTTTCCTGAACTGTCTTGTTTTGTTTTTGAAAGTATCTCGGAAGTTTGAAATATATTTTCCGGTCTACCTGAACCTGTACCAAAATCTGCCCACTCTTGATATTCAAGCTTGTAGTAGCATGGTACAACTTCTATTCCTTTAACACCATCATAAACTTGTTTAGTTACAGTGTTAAGAAACATACCTGGTTCTGCACCTTCAACGTAATTTTGATTACGTGTTTGCGCTTCTCCAGATCCGTTTTGTAAAAGTTTAAGAATAGGTAAAGCTAAACTTTCAGTCTTTACATTCTCTAAACCTTGGTGTGCATCATCTTCAAATAAAATATCTGAAGGTAGTTGCGTCTTTTTTATGGTTACTTGTTTCTCGTCCATATTTATCTCCTTTTTATTTTTGTACTGTTACCCGCGTAGATTTTAAACAAGTCAGAAGGCATCTCATGTCCAGCTTCAAGACGCTCTCTGACAAGTGCTTTTAAAGTTATGGCATGAACCGTTTCTTTCTGGACCGGTTCAAAGCCTTGCTCTTTTGCAAGGTTAGCGTAAGCTATTGCCTTGTTATCTTCGTCACGACCAAAGGTAACGGTAACATCGTTTTTAATGATGTCACCAAGGCCGTTGTCTCGAAGCCAGTTAAAAGCTTTACCTTTTCTATCTAAAAAAGAAGACTCATCTTCTCCTCTTCCTTGTGCAATAGAAGCGTAATAAAATGGTTTAACCTCTACGGATTCACCATCTTTAAGCTTTAATTTTGTAATATTCATTTCTTGCATCATTTTAGGTATTTCAAACTCAGATAAGTTTTTAGCTTTTTCTTTGAGCTGTAAAATACTTTTTTCAGCATTACTAATTTCGTCTTCTATATTTTTTAATTCTATAACTTTATCAGATAAACTTTTAGCAGAATCTATTTGACTCACAGATTCTATTCTATCTGATTCATAATTTATACTCATAATAATCCTTTCGTAAATTATATATAATCCTATGATTTTAATTGTCAAGATTTATTTTGAAAATAAATCTATTTCTAGTGGGTAGTAAGTTTTTTCTTGCCTGTCCCATTTTAAAAGCTTATATTTACCGTTCGTTATATCCGAAACTACTGAACATACTACTCCAATGGTAGCAGGATCACCTGATAGTAAAAGATAATCTTCAGACGTAAAGTCTTTTAGAAGAGTTCTAAGTTTTTGAATTAAAGGTCCAGGAGAAAAAATCATTTGACTATATGCAGGAAGAAGACAAGTGATGTCTCCATACTTTTGTGCACCCATTACATTAATTTTAGGTTTACCACTTTCCTTATCTATAGGAATATCCTGTGTTAAATAAACTTTTGCCATTGACTTTATCTCTTTTAAGTATATATGTATCATTTAGAAAGAAAAAGTAAACAGTTATGATGTATAAATTTAAAACAAAGCCTTATGCTCATCAAACAAAAGCATTAGATTTATCTTGGGATAAAGAATCTTTTGCATATTTTATGGAAATGGGTACAGGTAAATCTAAAGTATTAATAGACAATGTGTCTATGTTATATGACAAAGGTTTAATTAATGGTCTATTAATTATTGCACCCAAAGGTGTATATAAAAATTGGTATGATGGTGAAATACCAGATCACATGGTCGACCATATTAATAAAAAATCTGTGTTGTGGACTTCTACTTTTACTAAAGAAAAAGAAAAAGAGTTAAATAGTTTATTTGAAACAGGTACAGATCTACATATTTTAGTTATGAATGTAGAAGCTTTTTCTACTAAAAAAGGTTTAATATGGGCAAAAAAATTTTTATCCTGTCACAATACTTTAACGGCTATTGATGAAGCTACTACTATAAAAAACCCTAGTGCTAAAAGAACAAAAGCTATTTTATCCTTATCAAAAGACTCTAAGTACAGAAGAATTTTAACAGGTTCTCCGATTACAAAATCACCTTTAGATCTTTACACACAATGCGAATTTTTAGATCCTTATCTATTAGGTCATCATTCTTATTACACTTTTAGAGCTAGATATGCCGTAATGAAAAATATGCATTTAGGTTCTAGAACTGTTCAAGTAGTTACAGGGTACAAAAATTTAGGTGAGTTGTCAGATAAATTAAAAGAATTTTCTTATCGTGTGTTAAAAGATGATTGTTTAGATTTACCACCAAAAACTTTTATGAAAAGAGTTGTTAGTTTAACTCCTGATCAATCTAAAGTTTATTCACAAATGAAACAAATGGCTCTAGCTCACTTAGATGGAAAAGTATTGACAACTAATACAGTATTGACTCAACTTATGAGACTTCATCAAATAACATGTGGTCATTTTGTTGCTGATGATGGAAGCGTACATGAATTACCTTGTAAAAGAATGGAAGAACTGATGACAATTTTAGATGAGACTGAAGGTAAAGTAGTTATATGGGCTCATTATCAAAGAGATGTAACAAAAATAATAAAATCTATTGTAGAAAAATATGGTGAAGATTCTTTTGTAGATTATTTTGGTTTAACTCCACAAGAAGAAAGACAAGAAAATATTAAAAAATTTCAAGAAGATGATAAATGTAGATTCTTCGTAGGTACTACTCAAACAGGTGGTTATGGTATTACATTAACTGCTGCTAGTACTATGGTTTATTTTTCTAATGGTTATGATTTAGAAAAAAGAACTCAGTCAGAAGCTAGAATAGATCGTATAGGCCAAGAAAAACCTATGACATATATTGACATTATTTCTGAAAATACTGTTGATGATAAGATAGTTATTGCTCTACGTAAAAAACAAAACATTGCTAGTGAGATAATGGGCGAAGATTTAAAAAATTGGATCTAAAGTTTTTCAAATAAAATAACTATTATAGTAAACATCCCACCTACTAAAGCAGTCATAGCATAACGCATATGATTTTTAATTTCTTTTATATCGTTTTCTATACTTGAAATTTTTTGATGAGTTTGTTTTTGCATAATACGACAAAGTTTTTCGTGTGATTCTATTCTCTCTAGTGCTAAATTTTTTTTAGACATTATGACATACCTCTTGATTTCTTTCTTATCAGTTTTTCTGCCGGAGATAAATAAACTTCTTCTGTTCTAGTTAAACCAGAAGCCATCATTTGTTGATTCATAGGTGGTTTAAATGTTCCAGGATTAGGCATAGGTGTAGGTGGTAAAGGTGTACCAGATGTTGATGATTGATCACCTACTTGCGGTTGTTGAGGTAAGTATTTTTCTAGACTTAAACTAAAAGGTTCATTCAAATTTTGATTATACATATCATCTATTATTTGATCCATTATAGGAGAAGCAGAATCATAAGGACTTGGAACTCCTAACTTCTCAGCATCTCTATCTATTTTTGCAATAATGTTATCACTAGGTATAAATGGTTTAACGTCTCCATCTAGTAATCTTTCTAGTATTCTAGGAGATAAACCCCTTTCTTCAAACAATTCAAACAGCTCATCTTCTGTAACACCTAAAGTCTGAGCTGCATTTACCACTTGTTTCATTTCTCTTTGACTATCAAACAATTGTTTATTAGCTATAAAAAATCTTTCTATCATATCTTTAGGATCTACTATCCCTCCTTTTAAAACTCCAAACTTTCCTCCAGTAAAATTTTTAACATCATTAGACATGTCTCTTTGAAATTTATATAAACGATAACCCATACTTTTCTTTGGATCTATTTTAATAGGTCTCATTCCAAATATACCTGCAATCTCTGGTCCTATTTCAAACTCTTCTCCATACTCTCCTGGTTGACCCATTATAGCTTTGTAAGTTCTTTTAAAAGGTTGAGTAGTCGGCATTAATGTATTTGCAAGGTGGGTAGTTATAATTTGATATTTTTCTGGTTCAGGAGTTCTGTCATTATATAATTGTTTTCCTTCGTTAGTCATTCCATTTCTAGAATAAATATCCATAAACGCTTCTGTAAAAATAGACTCAGAAATAAAAGGTTCTGCAGTTTTAGCTGTAGATTCTAAAAGTCCTTTCATAAAACCTTTTAATAAAACATCTTCATCTTCTATACCTCTTTGAATATTTGAAAGAACAGTTTGAAAAGGTCTTGTTAAGGTGTCATAAACATTGTTTCTACTCCAGTCGATATAATAAAATTCATCATCAATAGGATCTTTCATAATAATTTTTTGAGAGTTAACTGCCCAAGGTGCAACAAAATAATTAACTGCATCAGACTCTTCATCCGATACTCCAAATATAGATTTTGATCCTTCTACAATTGCAAGAGGCAAAGCTGCAGTAGCAAAAGTCATACCTGTTAATCTTTTTAAACCTATAGATCTTGTAACTGGATTTTTAATTTCTTTTAATGCTTGATTAAAAACACCATAACCTGTTCTAAATATTTCAGAAGGCCAAGACATAAAGTTTCCAAAAGGTGACATCCTCGCTGCTCGTACAATACTCCCGACTCTAGCATAGTTAGGAACTGTGTTTTTAACAATATTAGCTGCGTCTTGTTTTAGTGTTTCAATCATATTATCTCCAACCACCATACCAGATTTTTCATACGCTTTTTTAAGTCTTGCTAACTCAACTTCAAAATTAAATATTTTCCAAAAATCATCCTCAGCAACGTATGCATCTTGCATAAATTTTCCAGTTCCTTTAACCCCTTTAGCTACGTTTTTACCTAAAGTATTTAACATTGGTTTTAAAACACTATCTGTTGCAATATTACCTTCTCCAAATCTTACATCTTTCATAAGATTTTTGAGATCTCCCATTCTTACGTTAGTATTAGTAACCCCTAATCTTAAATACTCTCTATATTTTGCCATAGCCTCAGGTTCTCTCATACCTACCTGAACTACTTTTCTTGCATTATTCATAGCTTCTGCAATTAATCTAGGATCTGTTAATATAGTTCCGTTAGCAACAGAAAACATTCCTGAGCTTAAAAAATTTCTTATGTGAGTTGGAATAGATAAAATAGTTTTTGCAAACTGAGCTCCAGCTTTAGGTGTTAATAATAAATTTCTCCATAACCAAGAAAAAGTTTTGCCAAGAGGTCCACCAGTTTCTCCTCGCATAAAATTTTGTAGATTAGATACTGAACTAAATCCTTCAGCTATATCTTCTGTAGTGTAGATTGCTTCGTCAGGAAAATATTTCTGCATACCTTCAGGCATTTTAACAATTTTAGAATTAGGGCCAAAAGCTTGTTTAGCAGCTAAAGGTGTCGCATGAAAAAAACCTCGTTGACCATATGGAGTTGCAGCATTAACTGCGCTTTTTATAAGTTTGTCCGTAGCTAACATTTCTTGAAACATTTCTCCTCGTCTTGTAATTGTAGAAAGTCTACCCATTGTTTCATATATAGAATGTCTTGCATCTTCTATTTCACCAAATAATTCTCTAAATGCTTTGCTACCTTTACCAATAACTTCAAAAGATCTTTTGCCATCAGGTAAGTTTTTAGTTACTGTTTGTGCAAATGTTTTTAAATTATACGGATCTTGTGCACCTTTTGTTAAATTAGGATAACCAAAAGTAGGGAGTGTATCTTTTCTAGGGTCCATTTTTGAAACTGATTTTATAATATCAGAAATAAAACCATCAGCTGTTTCAGATGTAATTGGTTGATTATTCTTTGCAGCGTATCTCATAAATATTTCTCTTACTTTATCTACGGCATCTGACGTAGGTTTATAAGCTTGAAAAAATCCAGCGTTTGGATTATCAAAAATTTCAAAAGTATTTGAGATAGAGTTTTTAACTCTATTACCTAAAAGTTTAGACAGCTCTCCTGTAAGACCTGGTGGCAGGTCAACAATCCCTGGAGTACCTGCAGCTGTTTCAATTAATTTTGCAAAGTGTTCTCTACTGTTTCTTAGTCCTTTTAATACTACTTCTATTCCTTCTGGTTTAGCACCAGCTTTGCTCATTGTGTCTATAACTTTTAAAGTTAGTTCTTCGTCTAAACCTTTTGTAAGAGGTCCAGCAAACAATGTTTCATCTAAAAGTTTTAAAAAATTTTTTCTTTCTTTTTGATTAACAGAAAGAAAAAATCTTTTAGTTTCAGGAAATATTTTATTCATCTCTCTATCAATTCTAGTTACGTTTTCCATAGCAAGATTAGTGTCTGCCATTTTAGTTGCTTGTTCAGTTTCTTTTGCTAATGCTTGTTGAATAGGTTTTTGACCTCTAAATCTAAACACAGAACCAAATTTATCTAAAGCTTTTTCTATTGCAGAATTACTATAAGCTAAATCTCTTCCTCCTTTAGCTAATGTTACAGCGAATTTTCCAGCTCCATATACAAACGGAGTTACTAATAAAGACTCTGATCCAAACTTAGTTCTATTTAAAAGATTTTTTAGGCCTGCTTCTCGTCCTTCTAATCCTTTTACTTCTTCTTGCTGAGTAGGCCCTGCTTCAAACATATCTCCAAAGGTACCTATTTTTTCTGTGTCTGTGACTAGTGTTTCTCCCATGGCTCCACCTACAACAATAGCTCCAAATTTTTGTCTACCTGTAAGTTTATTTAATTGTTCAGCAGTTTTAATTCCTTTTCTAACATTTTCTGCAGAATTATTTACTACAGTTCCTGCTCTTCTTGCGCTTAAATATTTAGATGCAAGCTTAGTTGCAAACTTAGCACCCGCTGCTCCAGGTATACCAATACTAGCTAAAGCTTCTGTTAGTTTTCCTACGGCTCTTTCTTGTGCCATTTCTTCAAAAGGATTTAAGTCATCAAAAAATTGTTCTACTTTAGCTGCAGTGTTAGTATCTAAACCAACATCTATTAATTCAGCTCCTAAAGATACAATACCTTCAGGTACTTTTAAAAGACCTGACGCTGTACCAACTAATGCTGATTCAATGTTACTAAGTTTTTGATTGTTTTCTGCTTCGGGTTGAAGCTCTGATCCTGGGTATAGAAATCTACCTAATGATAGTCCAGCTAAAATTGTTTTAGTTCTGCCTAATGGTTCAGAACTTTCTTGATCCTCTATTTCTACTTTTTTATCTTTTACTTTTGTGTTTAGTAAGAAATCTGTGTAAGAGGCCATGTCATCTCCTACTCTGCAAATGGATCATTTAACGGTTTGTCTTGATTATCTATTGAAATTTCTTCAAAATTAAAATCAAGTAATTTAACATCATCGCCATCTCTAAAAATATAGGCAACATCATCAACCGCAGTATCTCCATACATAAACTGATCATCAACGTCCATTAATGTGTATAAAACATAAGGCGTTAAGGGATTTCCTTGAACATATTCATCAACAGTTGCAACATCTAAACCTGCTTCAGCTGCTCTATCACTATGAAATTGACGCATTTCTTGTAGCGCATTAAAACTTTTTTGAGCTTCTAAGTCTCTTTTACTTCCAGAATAATTAACTAAATCATATGTTCTATTTATTTTTTCTTCTATTTCTCTTCCAGTTGTAAGAAATTGAAGTTTTGTTTTAAATTCTTTTGTATAATCTCCATCTTCCCCATAAATTGGTTTACCTAATTTTTCAAATTCTTCCATTATATATTCCATATTTTTTATTTGAGCTGTTCTATTATCTTTACCTGAATTTTGACTTTCTTCATAAGCTCTTTTTTCATTTAACATTTTTTCGTTATAAGCTCTTAGTTCGTCTCTATCTAGTTGACCTAAAGTTCTTTGTAAGGCAGCATTTTTTATACCTTGATCTCTACTTCTATATTGATCTGTTTCACTAAATAATTTTTCCATAGGATCTCCAGACATTGCTTTACTTATTCTTTGTAGTACAGTTCCACCTCTTTGATTACCTAAGTTACCTGCAGCTCTAGATAAATATCTTAAAAAACGAGTATCTTTAGGAGAGCCCATAGCATCTCTAATTGATTTTTCATTCATAGAAAACATTTCATCAAAACCACCTATTCCTCTATTTTGGGGTTTAGGTAAAGGCATTAGAGGTTGAGTACCATTATCAAAGTTAGCTCTCATAGTAGATAAACCTTCTTCTTTGATAGGTCCACCTCTTCTAAACATAGGTCTTTTTAATAAAGTTCTCATTAGCCTGATATAGCTCCGTATATACCGCCAAGATTTCCACCCATCTGTAAAGCAGTTTCTAACGGCGATAGTTGAGGTGACATCATTGCACCACCTCCGATTTGTTGTGCAGGCATTCCGCTTGCTAAAGATCCAAGACCTGTACCAAAGAATGAAGTTCTTTCATACGGCTCGTAAGCTTGTAGTCTTCTTCCTTGCCTGTTCGCATCTTCTACAGCTTGTCTGTACGCTAGATCCGCGCCACCCGCTGCTTGTAAACCGGCTACACTTTGACCAGCTAGTGCCGGTTGTAATGTAGCTAAATTAGTTTGTTGACCAAATGCTTGATTAGCCATTTGATTAGCTTGACCAAAACCTTGTTGTAATAATTGTGCTTGTAATGCTGCTCTGTTCTGATCACTCTTAGCTTGGTACTGTGCTCTTTGAACACCTTCTCTACCACCACCAAAAGCACCAGCGCTTACAGCTTGGTCTGCAATATTTTTCATTCCTTGTTGTGACTGAAGGTCATACTCTTGCATAGTCGTATCAATTACATCTTGTTGATACGGAGACATAAATTGTTGATAAGCTCCTG